CTGCTAGTTATACTTTTGAAAATTTATATAAAACATATCAAGAGTGGGTAAATAAAATACAGTCAGAAGAAGATATTGGTGACGCTAAGTATTTTGTATCTCAGATGGGTTACGAAGCTTTGCCGGAGGAGATGATCGATAGAACAATTATTGAAGAAGCTCAAGAAGGTGGCGCTTCTCATTTTTCATTTCAACGGGAGTATTGCGCTCAGTTTACAGATGGCAGCGATAGCTACTTCAGCGCAAAGAAAATGGAGTTATGTACTCTTAAAGGAGAGGAAGAACCATGTACATTAATGGTGGGAAGAACAGGCAAGCGTTACGTTCTCGGTATCGACCCTAATATGAGTGACAGTCCCACGGCTGACTATTTTGCTATTGCTGTAATGGAGATAGATGATGATACGGGTCAAGGAACTTTAGTTCACTCTTATGCTGGTTTAGGCAGTTTAAATAACCATGTAAAGTATTTAGCTTATATTCTTCAGGCTTTTAATATTGTTTTTATATGTCTTGATAATGCTGGATCAGATACTTACTTAGATAGTTGTAATGAGTCTCAGTTTTTTAAAGATGCTAGAATAAATTTAAAAACCATACCCTTAAACTCAGACGCAGAAGGTTTAGAATACCAGAAGTCACTAAGGACAGCTAAAATAAAATATAATCAAGAAAATCATCAAATTTGTTTTAATCAAGTATTTACTAGTAATTTTATCAGAAGAGCTAATGAGCATTTGCAAGCCTGCATAGATTATAAGAAAATTTGGTTTGCCTCAAGGACAGCTTCCAATGAGGTATTTTTTAATAGAACTAGCTCGATAAGATTACCATACCCTAAAAAACTCATTTTTATAGAAGATAGAAAAGAATGGTCTATGCTTGATTTTATTGAGCATCAAGACGATATGATCTATCAAACTAAGAAACAATGCAGTTTAGTGGAGCATAAAGCAACTTCTAGAGGTTCGCAAAATTTTGACCTACCCCAACACCTTAAAAGGTCTAATTCCCCTAATAAAGCCAGAAAAGATAATTATTCTGCATTAATGTTGGCAAATTGGGGCCTTAAGCTATATAACGATATAAGTAACACAGAAAATAACATTACTAAGGAAAGTTTTGAGCCTGTTATGTTCTTTTAAGTGTAAATAAATCGAAAATAGCTGTTATGCCATTTAGCATTCAAACTGGTCAGGTAGATATAGAAAGTTTCAGGAAGAGTTTAAACAAGAAGCTCTCTGGTTCTAACGCGTATACTTCAGGCTTTTATACTCACGATAACAAGTCAGGTTTTGTGTCTTTGACAGAGGGAGGAGCCAATTCTTTTACTGGTTATAGTGGAGATATAATGACTAGGGTCTCAGGTTTGTCTACTCAACTTAGCGGCACCTTAGATACTTCAGGAGAATTAAATTGGCAAAAATCTAAAGATGTTTCAGGACATGCTGAGGCATATACTAACTCTGTAAGCGGCTACCTACAATCTGAAATAGAAACAGCTTCTGGTAATTTTTCTACAGTAAGTGGGGAGTTTCTGAAGTCTGGCAGCTTCTATCATTCTGGTTCTGGAGACTTTAAGGCTTCAAACGCTATAACGGGAGCTTTAGCTTTTTCATCTGGTCATGATGATAGTTTTGGTCTTTTTGTCGCTTCGGGAGATACTAATCTTAAGGCTGGTTGGATGAAGCTAGCTGGTTATCCTGAAATGACAGGTTATGTTTCTAATTCGAGCGGAGATATAAAATCAAGCCTAAACGCAACAGGTACCGCGCTCTCAAACTCTATATACAATATAACCTCAGAGTCTTCTACAGTATTCGGAGCCGAAAAAACTTTTAGCTCCGGAATTAAAACTGACCAAGTGACTCTTGGAAACGGTTCAATAAAATTAATAGCTAATAAAAATGATTCAGTAACTTTTAACGATCCAAGCGGTGCCCTCTTGACTTTAGGAGCAGGATACGGAACAGACGCTCCTGTTTTTTC